ACATATAGCTAACACTTTGACACAACTTTGAATCTCGTGCATACTACCCCGGCCAGGAGGTGCGACTTCTCCTGATGTCCGTGGCGGTTATCTTGACGTGCCACCTGGCCTTTTTAACCACGAACTATGGCCACATCCACTGCAACTGCCAGCATTGCCGAACACGTCCGTGTATCGCAGGAGAGCGCTGCCCGTTACATGCGCAACATCATGGAGCGCAAGGCGGTCCTGTCGGACACACTGCCTGATGAGGAGTTGTACAAGGAGCTGCCGTGGTTCAAGGAGTTCATGAAGGCGGTGCCCGGCCTCGAAGCCCGCACGCAGGACTCCACGCCCACCCTGGTCATTGACATCAGCCGCGTTCCCGGCGTCATGGCAGCACTCGACAGCGAGAAGGCCGTGCAGCCCACCAAGGTCCAGGTCACCGACGTGACCCCCCGGTTCGACACACCTCACCAACCAACCGGTGCCCAACCGGATTACCCCGACGACCCTGACTATGTGGAGCCGCTGGCGCTGACTGGCGACATGGAGGTGGGTGACTTGCCCCCCGATGCACTTGGCTTGTTCGTGCCGACGGTGCACGACCTGTTGCTGGACATGCCACCCCCATCAGCCGAGGACATTGAACGGCTGCGCTACGACGGCTTCCTGCCCTGACCACCATGCTTGACTTCATACCCAGCCCCACCGGAGAGGCGTTCCAGCTGTCCGACAAGTTCATCAAACTGATCTGCGGGCCGGTCGGCGGGGGTAAATCCACCGTGGCGCTGTATGACCTGTGGCTACGGGCGTTCCGGCAGAAACCGTTCAAGGGGGTGCGGCGCACGCGCTTCATCATCCTACGTAACACCATGGGGCAGTTGAAATCCACCGTGAAGCCGCTGATCGACCAGTGGTTTGTAGCGGCGTTCGACGGCAAGGCGGGGAGCTGGCGGCTGTCCGACAACACGTTTGAGCTGCGCATCGCGCTCTCAGATGGGACGACCATCAAGAGTGAATTCGTGATGATGGCGGCTGACACGCCCGACGACGTGCGGCGGCTGCTGTCCCTGGAATGCTCCGCTGCGTGGGTGGAGGAGTGCCGGGAAGTTGACCAGGCTGTGTTCGAGGGCCTGATCGGGCGGGTGAACCGCTTCCCCAACAGGCAGAGTGGCGGCGTGACCTACCCAGGACTGATCTGCTCGACCAACCCGCCGCCGATGGACACGTTCTGGCACCACCTGATGACCGACCCACCGGGCAACACCGGCATCTTCATGCAGCCCCCAGCAGTCAACGAGGACGGGAGTTTCAACCAGGAGGCGGAGAACCTGAACAACCTGAACCCCGGCTACTACGAGAACCTGATGGACGGTAAGGCCAAGGGGTGGGTGGACGTGTACCTGCGCAACAAGTTCGGCGCGGGTGGCTTCGGGGAGCCGGTGTTCAAGGGCGTGTTCAACCGGGACTTCCATGTCACCAAGGAGCCGCTCAAGCCGGTGTACAGCGGGGCGCACAAGATCATCGTCGGTTCTGACAACGGGCTGACAGCCGCTGCGGTGATCGGGCAGCGCGACGCGCTGGGGAAAGTCAACGTGCTGGACAATGCGTTCGTGCCGGATGGCGAGACCATGGGGTACGAGCGGTTCCTTGAGACCCTGCTGATACCCAAACTGCGGCTGCTGGGGGTTCCCAACAAGGACGTGCTGTTCATGGTGGACCCGGCGTGCTTCACGCGCTCGGAGGCCACGGAGGTGACCATCGCCATGGTGATCCAGCGCCACGGGTTCGCGGTGCAGCGGGCGGGGTCGAACTCGCCGGAGGTGCGCATACGGGCCTGCGAGGAGCTGCTGGTCAAACAGATCGACGGCGGACCCCTGCTGCGGGTGTCGCCCACGGCGGCGCACTTGGTGTCGGCACTGGACTGGGGGTATCGCTACCGCAAGGCGACGGCGGCGGGGGGCGACCCGACCATCGACAAGAACCACTTCAGTCATTGTTTTGTCGCCGGGACACGGGTGAATACACCCACTGGGTACGTTCCGATAGAGGAATTGGTCGTAGGGGATATGGTGTCCACCCCGCACGGTGCGCAGATGGTCACGGCAACCATGAGCCGAGGTGTCAATGAGTTAGTTGAACTTGAGTTCGACACCGGAACCACCATAGTTTGCACCCCGGACCACCTATTTTTTACTGAACGCGGGTTAACACGTGCAGATACTTTAGAGTATACTGACTCCATTGTATGTAAAGGAGTTAACCTATGCCCCACGCCAAACACCCCATCCAGTATTTCAACGGCGTTACGTTCTATCTCAAGCAGCCTGGATACTTCAAAGCTTGCTTCAAAAAGTTTGGGCGCACGGTTTACATGCACCGGTTTGTCTGGGAGCATTACAACGGACCTATTCCAGAAGGTCTGCATGTCCATCACATCGACCATGACCGCGCTAACAACGCCATTGAAAACCTTACGCTCATTACCGCAGCGGAGCACACCGCCATGCACGGGCGAGAACGGTGGCAGGACCCCGGCTACCGGGTCGAGGCGCTTGAACACCTCACCAGCATCAACGCTAGCGCAAAAGCCTGGCACAGTAGCCCTGCTGGCACCGAGTGGCACAGCCGTAACGCTATTGCTGCCTGGGAGCGCAGGGTGCCTGACAGATTGGTTTGCGCCCACTGCGGGGACGGGTATCTTGGGTTCAAAAACATGGCGCGTGCTGGGTACTGCTCACAGTCGTGCACTGGCATGGCTCGAAAGAAAACTGGGGTTGACGACGAAACACGGGTCTGTGTTGTGTGCAGCACAGAGTTCCGCACCAACAAATACGGAAAAACAAAAACCTGTAGCCAAGCTTGTTCGACGCAGTCAACGCTCCTTAACCGGAGAGCCCGAGCGGCTGGTGTACGACCTGACCGTTGAGCACGAACACTGCTTCTACGTCGAGGACTTGCTGGTGTCGAACTGCGGGGATGCGTTCAACTATTTCTGCATGTATTTCGCGTCGGGCAAGTCAGCGGACAACTGGCAGTCCAAGAAGCGGGAAATCCAAAACAAGGCGTATTGCTATGCCTGAACGGTGTAAAGGTGTAAACTCGCGGTTACCGCGAGATTCAGCGCGGTGTTCAACTGCGCGTGAAGGACACTAACATGGTAACGCAAGGACTTTCAATGTCGAAGCCGCAAATGGTCACCGTGGGTGGCCTGGTGAGCGCACGCCCGCTGTCTGCCTTGTTGCAGGAAGAAACGGCACAGGCGCAGGCCCAGGATGCGGCGCAACGAGCGGCGCAGGCGGCAAACGCCCCGGTCATCAGCTCCCTGGTGGACCAGATCAAGAAGCACTGGTCCCTGGCCAAGGAAGCCAAACTGCCCATCGAGCGCGAGATGCTGCGGGCGGTGCGGGCCAAGCGCGGTGAGTACGACCCGGAGAAGCTGGCCGTCATCAGGGAGCAGGGCTCCGACATCTACATGCGGGTGTTCGCCACCAAGGCGCGGCAGATGAAGGCCCTCATGACCGACGTGCTGATCGCCGCTGGCTCGGAGAAACCGTGGTCTCTGGCGCCCACCCCACTGGCAGACTTGCCGCCAGAGACCGTGGACGAGATCATGCAGGTGGCCTACCAGCAGACCTTGCAGGCTGAGCAGAGCGGATTGCCCCTGAGTGTGGAGGACGTGCGCCAGATGCTGGCCGACAGCAAGGCCGGTGCCGAGAAACGCATACGCGAGGAGGCCCAGAAGGAAGCCGAGCGGGCCGAGAAGGCGGTGGAGGACGTGCTGGTCGAAGGCGGCTGGCTGGAGGCACTCGACGGGTTCATTGATGACTTGTCTACTTTCAAGACGGCGATCATGAAGGGACCGGTGGTGCGCATGATGCCGCGCATGACATGGGGCACGGGGCCTGCCGGGGCTGTGCCGATCACCACGCTGGAGCCGAAACTGATGTTTGAGCGGGTGGACCCGTTCATGGTGTACCCGGTTCCTTGGGCACGCAACGCGCACGATGCCCCCCTGATCGAGCGACACAAACTCAGCCGCAGCGCCCTGTCGGCCCTGATCGGTGTCGAGGGGTATAGCGAAGACGCCATCCGGGCGGTTCTGGACGCCCACGGGACGGGCGGCTTGGGTGAGTGGCTGCAAGTGGACTCCGACCGCGCCGCTGCCGAGGGGCAGGGCAACGTGACACTGAACCAGCGCTCAGACCTGATCGACGCGCTCCAGTATTGGGGCAGCGTGAGCGGCAAGATGCTGCGTGAGTGGGGCATGACCGCCGAGGAAGTGCAAGACGAGGCCAAGGAGTACGAGGTCGAGGCATGGCTGATCGGCAGCTGGGTCATCAAGGCTGTCATCAACCCGGACCCCATGTTCCGCCGCCCCTACTACACCGACGGGTTCAGCCGGGTGCCGGGGTCGTTCTGGCACAACAGCATGTTCGACGCCATCAGTGACACCTGCGACATCTGCAACGCCGCTGGCCGGGCACTGTCCAACAACATGGGCATCAGCTCCGGGCCGCAGGTGGTGATCAACGTGGACCGCCTGCCCCACGGCGAGGAGGTTACCAACCTATACCCATGGAAACTCCACCAAGTCACCAGCGACCCCATGGGGTCAAGCGCGGCTCCGATCAGCTTCTTCCAGCCCCAGAGCAACGCCGCCGAGCTGATGAACATTTTCGAGCGGTTCAGCAACCTGGCCGACGAGTACAGCGGCATCCCGCGCTACATGGCGGGCATTGGCGGCGGCGAGGGCGGGGCGGGGCGCACAGCGTCCGGTATGAGCATGATGATCAGCAACGCCGGGAAAATGACCAAGCAGACCTTGGCCAGCCTGGACCTCAACGTCATCGCGCCCAGCGTGGAGCGCACGTTCCAGTGGCTGATGCAGTACAAGCCGGAACTGAACCTGCGCGGCGACTTGCAAGTGCAGGCACGCGGAGCCACCAGCATGATGGCCAAGGAAGCGGCCCAGGTGCGACTCAATGAATTTATTGCAGCTACTGGCAACCCCATCGACATGCAAATTGTTGGCATGGACGGACGCGCCGAGCTGCTGCGCCACGCGGCCAAGCGCCTGGATATTAACCCTGACAAGGTGGTCCCCAGCGCCAGCGCACTCAAACTGCGCGAGATGGCTGCGCAGCAGCAACAGCAAGCCGCCCAGATGATGGCCATGCAGGGTCAGTCGGCCAAGCAGGCAGGCAGTGGGCAGGAATTGATGGACCAAAGTCCGGTCGTTGACAATTTTTCACCCACTGCGCAAGGAGCGTAAACATGGCTACCAAACCCAACCCGTTCGCCAAACCCGCCAAGGGCAAGGCCCCCAAGGATGAGAAAAAAGGCAGTGCCCCCGCCAAAAAGGGGTTCGTGCCGTTTACCAAAAAATAAGCTGTGGATAACATGTTAATAACCTGTTTGTAACTTGTGAATAAGTGTGATACAGTGTTAACCAGAGAGCAGGAAAGTGAGCTGTTTCAGTACCTTGTACGCCAACCTCGGTTCGCGCAGTGGGTGGAGCAGCAGCTCGATGTTCAGCTCAGAGTGTTGATGGTCAACCCCGACACCACGCAGCTGCACCGCGCCCAGGGCGCGAGTTCAGTGTACAGCGCGATGCAGGACAAGTTGGCCGCAGCCAAAGCTGAATTGCTCAAGACTTGATTTCCGCTGGCAGGTGTAAACCTGTTAGCTTGTGTGCAACCTGAGAAGCGGCACTGCCGTACAGGAGATGATGATGGCGACGTTACCCAAGAGTATTCAGGCCCAAGTTGAGGCCGCTGATGCGATGCTGGCAAGTGTTAACGCACCCCCGGCACCCCCGGCACAGGCCCAACCCGTGGAAGTAGCTGAAGTAGCTGCGCCAGAACCCGAAACCCATGTTGAGCAGGCCGCGCCCGTGCCAGCACCTGTGCCCGAGGAAACTTGGGAACACAAGTTCAAGACCCTGCAAGGGCTGTTCAACAAAGAAGTTCCCCAGCTGCAACGCCAAGTGAAAGAACTTAGCGGGCGCTACCAAGAGGCGGTAAGCCAACTGGAAAAAGCAGCCAAGCCGGTGGAACCCCCAGTGAAGTCCGCACCGGACCCACGGGATGTAGAGAATTTTGGCGAGGACATGGTGGCCATGGTGAGTCGAGTGACCAAGCTGGAACTCGGCGCACTGGCACAGAAATTTGACAGTCTGATTGCTACCTTTGACAAACGCTTGGCTTCGGTCGAGACCAACCTCAAGGGTACATCGGAGACAGTGGCGTACACCGCAGAGCAGACGTTCCTGAACAATCTGACTCGCAGCGTGCCCAACTGGGAACAAATCAATGGCGACCCGGC